ATTGGTAGAGTACTGGCATCAACGCCTGCCTTATGCCGCACTTGACTTTCAGTTTACTTCAGAGATGGAGTGGTAACATGGGTAGTAAAGAGTTAAATAGAATATGGGAAGTCCTGCACACCTATCGTGAGGATTGCATACCAGAGGGTATTGATCATCACGATGAGGAGTGGGATGATATATGCTACGCTATGGCACGGATAAAGGAGATGCTTAATGACTGATGAAGAGAAGCTACATGAGTGGCTAAAGACCTGTCCATTTGATTGGCTGATGGTTGGGGTAGTTGAAGGATTGAGAACTGTAAACTTTGAGATAGAGGAGACTATAGATGACACGTGAAGAGTTTTGGGAGTGGGTACATACATGCCCTACACACAAGTTTGAATCAATAGATGAACATGATTATGTCACTATAACATTTAAAATGAATGAAGAGGAACTAACAAATGGCTAAGTGGGCGGCAGAGGAATGGGATTCACCCAAGGAAGATACAAAGCGTATACTTGTACGCATCAAGCGTGTAGCTGACATCATAAAGTCAGACGCAGTGTGCAAGTCACGGCCTACTGTTAGAGATAAGGCAGAGGAGATGTTAACACTGATAGATTTATTGGAGAGTAAACTAGATGAATACAAATGGTAGAAATAAAATTGTAAGTATAGATGATCTGATAAAACTGTACTATAATTCCAATGACTATGACATGCTTAGAGATACAACGAAGAGTGACTACAAATATTTTCTTGGAGTTGTATCTGATTCGATAGGCAAGGATAAGTTTGTAGGCTTTACATCTAGGAAAGCTAAGTGGGCATACGAGGATTGGGTCAGGCGTGGTGTCAGCTTCGCTAACCATGTAGCTACCTGTGCATCTAGAGTGTTTAACTATGCCATAGAGATGGAGTATGCCATGCAGAATCCCTTCACTAGTATCAAGCGTAAGCCTGAAATCAAACGCAAGGTAGTCTGGAAGCACGAGGATGTACTCAAGTTTCTTGATGTGGCATACTCAGACTTTACGACACGTAACATTGGGTTAATTATACAGATGACATACGAATGGTGTCAGAGAATAGGAGACATGCGTACTCTACGTTGGTCTAACCTAGACTTTGAGAATAAACTACTGACACTGGAGCAGAGTAAGCGTAGAGCAGAGGTATTTCTACCCATATCAGATGACCTGATGGCAATGTTACAGGATCAGCATGAAGACTTTGGCTTTCAAGAGTATGTAGCTCCTCATATACTGCCTGTACATGGCGTATATTATCCTTATGCGATGCAAAGGTTCTCGAAAAATGGAAGGGCTGTCATGCGTAAAGCTGGGCTGTCTGAGAGCCTACGATTAATGGACTTACGTAGGACAGGAGTAGTACAGATGGTGGATAAGGGCGTACCTTTACCTAATATTATGTCAGTGACAGGACATGCTAATGTTGCATCTGTGAAACCCTATTTAAAAAATACGTACACTTCTGCAAATGAAGCCTTGACACGTAGAAATGTATCTGTACAATCGAACACTGTGAGTAACATTGAAAGTGATACATAATGAATATTAATAAATTACTAAATGATATAACACTTATAAATGGTGATACTAAAAGAATGGATTGTCCTGAGTGTAATGGTAAGAGAACATTTACGATCACGAATAATATGGGATCTATTGTATGGAACTGTTACAAAGCAGGGTGTACTGTATCAGGAGGTAGACGTGTACACCTATCCAGTGATGACATACGTAAGTCACTGGGTAAGACTGTATCAGAGACTAGGGGTATACCTAAGTTTGATAAACCTGAGTGGCTAGTACGTGACTCAGATAAGATTGCACCCTACTGTGAAGAGTGGGGGTTAGATGCAGAAGAACTTGGCCTGTTGTATGACGTGAAGGAACACAGAGTTGTCTTTCCAGTGATGCATAATGGTCACACTGTAGATGCTACAGGCCGTAGCTTGGGTAAAAGATTACCTAAGTGGAAACGGTATGGAAAGAATGTCTTGCCATATGCTCACGGCTATGGTAGTGTCGCAGTAGTTGTTGAAGACTGTGTGAGTGCCGCTGTTATTGGTAGTCATGTATATGTAGGGGTTGCAGTGTTGGGTACATCTCTATCAGAATCGCACAAGAGGTATCTCGCACAGTTTTCAACGGCAGTAATAGCACTAGACCCAGATGCCCTACCGAAGACACTGCAATTTGCTAAAGAACTAAGAGGATACGTAGATACAGTACGTGTCCTGAGACTGAACGATGACTTGAAATATAGAAACCCTGATGACCTACAGAATCTAACACGCATAGGAGAACAAGAATGGAACTGAGTTTAATAAGAAGCCTGATGGACAAAGACTTTTACGATGAACATCGTGGAGCTAGATGTCCTAACAGACTATTCAGCAAAGATGTACGCAAGATAAAGGAAGCAGTCGATGCGGCAATGGACAGGTATGAACGCACAGTTACACCTGCTGAGATAGAATCACTATTCATGTCGAACAATCCGACAATGACTACGGCACAGAAGCAGGCATACAGTACGTTGTTTACACAGATAAACAGTAAGCCACCGCTAGGTAATGACATAGCACAGGAAGTATTATCCAAGCTATTCCAACAGGTAGTCGGTGAGGACATAGCTAATCTAGGCTTTGATTATGTGAATGGTGACAAGACAAGCCTTGAACCTTTACGTAATCTACTGGAACAGTATGCCGATGACTTCACGCCTGACCTGACGATACAGTGGGATGACATTGACGTTGAGACTTTACTGTCAAAGAATGATCTCGAAGCACGTTGGACATTCAACATACCTACTCTGACACGTAAGTTAGAGGGTGTGAATGATGGGCATTTAATTGAGATAGGTGCTAGACCTAACACAGGTAAGACATCCTTTCATGCGTCACTGGTGGCATCACCTAATGGGTTTGCACATCAGGGTGCTAAGTGTATCATACTCTGTAACGAAGAAGGTTCTCACCGTGTCGGTGCTAGGTATCTGACTGCGGCTACAGGCATGACCATGCAGGAGATTAAACAAGACCCTGCCAAGGCGAGAGACAGATACGCATCTGTAAAACAGAACATTAAAATATATGATGCAAGCAACCGTGACATGGCATGGGTTGAGAGTGTCTGTAAGTCTTACAAACCTGACATCGTTATCTTAGATATGGGTGACAAGTTTGCTAGGACAGGAGGCTTCAGTCGTACTGACGAGGCACTCAAGGCTAATGCCATACACGCTAGGCAGATAGCTAAACAACATAGCTGTGCTATATTTTATATGTCACAGTTGTCTGCTGATGCAGAGAATAAGGTGGTACTCAATCAGGCCATGATGGAAGGCTCACGTACAGGTAAGGCGGCTGAAGCTGACCTGATGATACTGATAGCTAAGAACCCACCAGTAGAAGGGCAAGAGGAAGAGGATACGATGCGTCACCTGAACCTAGTTAAGAATAAACTGTCAGGCTGGCATGGTATTATCCATTGCGAATTGGAATACAAAACAGCGAGGTATGTAGCATGACAAGGGTAAGAACGAGAGTAGACTTAATTAATAAGAAGGTACTAGAACTATACAACAAACCTAAAGAAGGAGATGTGTATATAATAGCAAACAAGGCATGGGATGGCTGGGTAAAGATAGGTATGGCACTTGATGCAGAGGATAGATTACATAGCTATCAGACATCAAGCCCACACAGAGACTACGTTTTGATACACAAGGAGTTCTTTATTGACAGGCGTAGAGCAGAGGCACAGGCACACCTAGAGGCAAGCAAGGTCGCTTCAGAACACAACTCTGAATGGTTTAAGTTAGATAATTATACTGCCATTTTAATATTAAAGGGTCTTGACAAGGCAGTACCTGATGAAGTAAAAAGATTAACAGGAGCCTTTCACCCTAAAGATGAACACGGATATTATAAATAGTAAAAAGGAATCACCAACATGATTACAATCCTTGACGTAGAGAACACAGTCACAAAGAGAAATGGCAAGATGCACCTTGATCCATTCGAACCAGAGAATACATTGGTTATGGTGGGGATGCTAGATGGTACTGGACTCGAGCAAATTATAACTTTTGACCACACAGAGCATCCCCCCACATTAAATGGCAGACAGATAGTACAGGATAAACTTGACCTCACTACACGTCTTGTCGCACACAATGCCGCACACGATTTGATGTGGTTGTGGGAGTCAGGCTTTACCTATGAGGGTGAGGTGTTTGATACCATGCTAGGTGAGTACATATTACAACGAGGACAGAAAGAACCTCTATCTCTCGAAGCCTGCGCTGAACGTCACCAGTTACATACACAGAAGCAAGACACATTAAAAGAATATTTTAAACAGGGATTAAATGTTGCAGAAATACCACACAATGAACTGTCTGAGTATCTATCTGCTGACTTACATGCGACACAACAGTTGTTCAGAGAGCAGGACAGGCAGTATACTTATGGTACAGGCAGGACACTTGTAGATACAATACGTCTGACGAACCAGTTAGCTGTACACCTAGCACGTATATATCAACGTGGGTTCAAGGTAGACATGGATGCACTGGATGAAGTGCGTGTAGAGTTTGAGACTGAGAAGACTGAACTTACTAAACAACTAGAGGAACAGGTACAGGAACTGATGGGTGACAGACCTATCAATCTGAACAGCCCAGAGCAGTTGTCTTGGGTTATATACAGCCGTAAGGTATTTGATAAGAAAGTATGGGCTGAGGCATATGAGGATCGTGTATCCGACAGGCAACATCTAGCCAACGTAAGACAGATGACATTACCCCTGCACAAACAATACGCTGTCGTCTGTACTCAGTGTATGGGTCATGGTTGGATACGTAAGAAGCGTAAGGATGGCTCACCCTACAAAAACACAAACAAATGTCCTGAGTGTGATGGAGCAGGGTATCTGTACCGTGATAGAAAAGAGTTAGCTGGGCTGAAGTTCAATGCACCAGATGCTAAATGGGCAAGTGCCAATGGCTTCAGTACAAGCAAAGACAATCTCGTATACTTAGAAGGTATAGCTAGATCTCGTGGCATGTATGATGCAGAGGTGTTTCTACAACGAGTACGTAGACTGTCAGCACTTGATACTTATCTGTCTAGTTTCGTTGAGGGTATAGCTACTCATGTTAAACAGGATGGTAAGCTACACGTAAGACTACTGCAACACAGGACAGGTACAGGTAGGTTATCTGGTGCTGATCCTAATATGCAGAACATGCCCAGAGGTGGTACGTTTCCTGTGAAGAAAGTATTTGTGTCTCGTTGGGATAACGGAGAGATCATGGAGGCTGACTTTGCACAGCTAGAGTTTAGAGTTGCGGCATTCCTCAGTCAGGACAGAACAGCTATCAAAGAAGTATCTACAGGCTTTGATGTGCATAGCTACACAGCTAAAGTTATTACTGAAGCAGGGCAGAATATCTCTCGCCAAGACGCAAAGGCACATACATTTGCTCCTCTCTATGGTGCGTCAGGCTTTGGTCGTACACCTGCCGAAGCTGCATACTATCAACAATTTACCACCAAGTATTCAGGTATAGGTGCATGGCATAAGCGGCTTGCCAAGGAAGTCATTACGACAGGTAATGTTCGCACACCATCAGGTCGTGAGTTTGCATTCCCTTTGGCTACACGTAGAGCGAATGGAAGTATCACATACTTTACTCAGGTAAAGAACTATCCTGTGCAATCCTTTGCTACAGCAGACATCGTGCCAGTATCTCTTATCTATATAGACAAGATGTTACAGGCTAACAAATTACAATCATGTGTCGTTAATACCGTACACGATTCAATCGTGATTGACGTACACCCTAATGAGAAGGAGAAGGTAATACGGATCATCAAGCGTACTAACGAAGTACTGGTTGATATAGTCAATAAGAAGTGGAACATAGACTTTAATGTACCATTATTATTAGAAGCAAAAATAGGGCCAGACTGGTTAAATACAGTTGACGTAACGTAATATATATAAGTGACGTAACGTAACAATTGCCCCACACATCTATATGTGTTATAACTATAGGTGGCTCAACTTCAAGGGAAGGGGGGTTTGGGGGGATGGGTTACATTAAAGTGAGGAGTTACATATGCATATATCACAAGTAGACACTATAATGAAACATTCAGGTGCATCTTTAGATTTCATCCTAGCTTTGGAAGAATACTTACAGAAGCACAATACCTCTTTGCAGGAATTTATGGAGTGGAAAAACTATGAAGATATGTACAGTTTGCAACCAGACCAAGAGTTGTAAGGAGTTCTATAAGAGAAAGAGTTCACCAGATGGTTTTGCAACGCACTGCAAACTGTGTGACAACGAAAAGAAAAGGAAGTGGAAAGAACAGAATAAAGATAGAGCATATAGCACTGACAGAGAACGGCATCTAAGGCACAGGTATGGTATTACCACAGTAGACTACGATGCAATGCTACAAGAGCAAGAAGGTAAATGCGGTATATGTGGAACGTCTGAGAACTATTCTTCCCACAAAGGTAACAGAAAGGATTGGTCATTTGCAGTTGACCACGATCATAACACAGGGCAAGTAAGAGGATTACTTTGTAATAATTGTAATAGAGCATTGGGCCTCTTCAACGACTGTAAAAAAACTTTAGGTGCTGCACTTAAATGGCTTGACACTAAAGACGTGGCATGATATACCTACAATTCTAACAAAGGAGAAATATAAATATGAATCAAATAACAAATTTAGATACAAATAATTATGAAGCAATGGCAAAGGCAATGGGCATGAGTTCACTGGCTGTGCCGACTAAAGAGAAGACTAACTCTCTTGCAAGACTACGCATACATCACACACCTTTAATGGGTCAGGAAGAGATCAAAGGTAAAATGACTAACGTTGAGGTAGTCAGTGGTGGTACATACAAACTGGAGATACCAGAGGGTGAGACATACTACGCTGAGAGTGTAGCTATACGCCCCTTCCTACAGAGGTTTATGTACAAGCGTTTCATTAAAGGTACTGACAGTACACCTAACAGGTATGTCAAGACTATTATGGCAGACAATCTCAACATGGATCTGAAGGATAACGATGGACAGTTTAACTGTGGTAAACCTGCAGGGTACATAGAAGACTTCAAGGCTCTGCCTGAGAAGATGCAGGATCTGATTAGACAGATCAAACGTACTCGTGTACTGTTCGGTACTGTTGACTTAGTTAATCCTGTTGATGCCAATGGTAACTCTGTAGACGTGGAGTCTACCCCATTTATATGGGAGGTAGAAAACCGTGATGCATTTAAGACTATGGGTGATGTGTTCAACAAGTTAAATAAAATGAAACGTCTACCTGTACAGCATTATGTAAAGGCAGGAACAGAGGAACGTAAGTTGCCAAATGGTAACTCATTCTATCTGCCTACTGCTGAGTTGGATCTATCCGAAACATTGGATATGGACAAAGACACTCAGGAAAACCTAGCTAACTTCTTAGCTTGGGTAGCTAACTATAATGAATACATTATGGGTGCTTGGAATGAGAACATGCAGAAGCATCAGTCGGTAGACACAGATACTGTCAATGAGTTCATTGATATTGATACTGCTGAGTTAGTATAATGAACCATCCTGCTGAACTGCCAATTCATCAGTACCTTGATAAAGCTTCTAATGGGCAGACAACTATGTCTGATGAAACCATAGAACAAGTAGCTCAAGACATCAAGGATGCGTTGAAGCGGCAGTTTGGTGGGGGCAATAGGAGAGGAGAGTTTCGTCTACGTATGTCAAACATAGGTAGACCTACATGCCAACTCTGGTGGGAGAAGAACCACCCAGAGAAGGCACTCCCCAAGCCTACCACCTTCGTAATAAATATGCTAATAGGAGATATAGTTGAGGCAGCGTTTAAAGGAATACTTAAAGAAGCAGGAGTTGCTTACGAAGATTCGGACACAGTATCTTTGGAGCTTGATAACACTACAGTTAATGGAAGCTATGATCTTGTTGTCGATGGTGCTTTGGATGACGTAAAGTCTGCATCACACTGGTCATATACAAATAAGTTTGAATCGTATGACACGTTAGCTAATGGAGATTCCTTTGGTTATGTAGGTCAGCTTGCAGGATACATCAAGGCATCAGGTAAGAAGACTGGTGGTTGGTGGGTAGTTAATAAGGCCAATGGTCAGATTAAATACGTAGCTGCTACAGGCTTAGACTTAGATACAGAGATAGCCAAGTTAAACAAGACAGCAAAGACTGTTGACTCAAATGAGTTCAAGCGTTGCTTTGAGCCAGACCCTGAAGTGTACAGAGGTAAGGCATCAGGTAATAAAGTACTGCCTGAAGGCTGTAAGTTCTGCGACTACAGGTATGCCTGTTGGGATACCATAAAGGATCTACCATCCAAAGTATACCAAGGTAAGAAGACACCCCCTACTGTGTCTTACATTGGAGAAGTAGTAGGGTGAATGGTAAACGTTTTCAGGCTGCCCTGAAGCATGGGTATAGGAGTGGATTGGAGATGAAGATCTCTGACTACCTCAAGGAACTGGATATACCTGTGGTGTATGAGGCCATTAAGATTGAATGGGAAGACCTTATGTACCGCACGTATACTCCAGACTTTGTGTTGCCTAATGGTATCATAATAGAAAGTAAGGGTCGCTTTACCGCAGCAGATAGACGCAAACACATTGAAATAAAGAAGCAACACCCTAAATTAGATATACGCTTTGTATTCTACAACAGCAGAAACAAACTAAGCAAGGGTGCAAAGACTACGTATCAAGGTTGGTGTGACAAACATAAGTTTTTATACCATGATAGGATCGTACCACTCGAATGGATACAAGAAAAAGGAAAGAACAAACATAAACCTGTAATACATTTACCCTATAAAAAAATAATAAGGAGGTAGCCTATGACAATACAAGTAGATGACTTTGATGTTAATGATATAATCATACGAATGAAACCTAACTTTACTGATAGTAGATGGAATGGTTACATAGATATGGAAATTATAACAGACAATCAACGCACAACCAATAAACAAGACTTTATAGGCTTAATGCAAGTAGCATCTCTTGTGTGTTCATCACTACCTTTAATGGAATTAAATGAAGAATTTAGAGAAATGCTTTGCGATTACGCAGAAAATGTGATAGAACAGGAAGAGATGTTAAAGAAGAAAGACATAGTTAAAGAGTCAGTTGCTAATACAACTGGCAATATAATTAAAGTAAACTTTGAGAGGAGTAAGTAATGAGTATTAAACCAGAATATGATGTGGTAGACAAACCAGAACATTACAATCAAGATAATTGCATTGAATGTATAGATGCAATTCGTGCTGCTCTAGGTTCAGGGTTTAAAGAGTATTTACAGGGTAACATACTAAAATATATATGGAGACATAAGTATAAGAATGGTGTAGAAGATTTAAAGAAAGCAAGATGGTATCTTGACAGGCTCATTGAGTCAGAGGTTAGCAATGATAGCTAAGATATTACTAACACTTGACATTGATGAAGAAGAATATAGGATGCCTTCAGATGGAAGGATAGAAGAAGAACTGCAAGAAGCAGTACATGAATTTGTATATGACATAGACGGCATGGAGATTAAGGCCATGCGAGTAACAACGGAGTAATTAAATGAGCAACAACTATTTACCTACAGACTACCAAGCATTTATTCATACCTCACGGTATGCTCGTTGGTTAGAAGACGAGAACAGAAGAGAGACATGGCCTGAGACTGTACGTAGGTACATGGACAATATTGTAAAGCCTATCGTGATAACTGAATCAGAATTTAAAAATATAGAGGATAGCATACTTAATCTTAGTGTCATGCCAAGCATGAGAGCCTTGATGACAGCAGGTGCTGCATTGAACCGTGACAACACAGCAGGCTACAACTGTAGCTACCTGCCAGTAGATGACCCTAAAGCATTTGATGAAGCTATGTACATACTGTTATGTGGTACAGGTGTAGGCTTCAGTGTTGAGCGTCAGTACATACAGAACCTACCTGAAGTACCAGAGCTATCAGAGAGTGAGACTACCGTAGTTGTAAAGGATAGCAAAGAAGGGTGGGCTAAAGGACTGAGACAGGTTCTTGCTCTACTCTGGGCAGGAGAGATACCGAAGTGGGATGTCAGTCAGGTACGCCCTGCAGGAGCTAGGCTGAAGACATTTGGTGGCAGAGCATCTGGCCCTGCACCATTAATTGACCTGTTTAACTTCTGTGTAAATACATTTAGATCTGCATCAGGTAGAAAGTTGTCATCAATAGAGTGTCACGACTTGATGTGTTACATTGGACAGATCGTTGTTGTAGGTGGTGTGCGTAGATCAGCCATGATCTCACTGTCCAATTTATCAGATGGTAGAATGAGACATGCTAAATCAGGTAACTGGTGGGAGACAGCAGGACATAGAGCATTGGCGAATAACTCTGTCTGTTATACAGAAAAACCTGACTCAGAAACTTTCATGCGTGAGTGGCTTGCACTTGTTGAAAGTAAGTCAGGTGAACGAGGTGTCTTCAATAGACAGGCATGTAAAGTATTAGCAGAGCGTAGCGGTAGACGTGATCCAGACCACGAGTTCGGCACGAACCCCTGCTCAGAGATTAGCTTGAGGCCATATCAATTCTGCAATCTAACTGAAGTCGTTGTACGTGCAACTGATACACTGAAAGACATTAAGAATAAAGTTGAGTCTGCTACGATACTAGGAACAATACAGTCTAAATATACTAAGTTTCCTTATCTACGTAAGATATGGCAGCGTAATACTGAAGAGGAAAGGTTGCTAGGTGTAAGTCTGACAGGTGTTATGGACAATCCTATTATGACATCAGCTAACAAAAACTTAGCTAGAGACTTAGAGAGCCTTAAACAGCATGCCGTATACGTAAACTCTGTATGGTCTAAAAGGTTAGGCATTGAACAGAGTACTGCTGTTACATGCTGCAAGCCATCAGGCACTGTGTCACAGTTAGTAGACTCAGCATCAGGCATACATGCCAGACACTCACTACACTACATTAGAACTGTACGTGGAGATAACAAAGATCCTCTTACACAGTTTATGAAATCTCAGGGCATACCGTTTGAGCCATGTGTTATGAAGCCTGACAGTACAACAGTGTTCAGCTTTCCTATTGCAGCACCAGCTAAGTCTGTCACACGTAATGACATGACAGCTATACAGCAGTTAGAGATGTGGCTCGTCTATCAAAGACACTGGACAGAACACAAACCTTCTGTTACAATAACAGTTCGAGACAATGAGTGGATGGAAGTAGGTGCCTTTGTATATAGAAACTTTGATGAGATGAGTGGTGTGTCATTTTTACCACACTCTGATCATACTTATCAGCAAGCACCATATCAGGATTGCACTAAACATGATTATGGTATATTAAAAAGTATTATGCCTAGTAAGATTGACTGGTCTAAGCTGTCAGACTTTGAAGCTGAAGACACAACTAAGTCATCTCAGACTTTTGCATGCACTGGCGAAGTTTGTGAAATGGTAGACATCAGTGCGTAAAAGGAGAAGTATAAATGAATATTAATATAGATGGTAAAGACTACGAAATAGATGAGAAGGACGAAAAGAATGCTGAACTTATGGGTGTTCTTGGTGTTATACGAACTGGTGATGGTGCGTTACCTTTACTGCAACACATACAGCAGTGTGTGCAAGCAGTACACTCAGGTAAGTTACAGGAGTTAAAAAACTTATTGCCTAAAGAAGAAAAAGAAACTAAACCTAAAAAGGAGAAGTAATATGCTACAACCAATCCAAGGAGCAGTTAACAGAACGTTTAGACCTACATCATACAATCGCAATGACTCTAAGGCTAAAGATGCAATCACTAATTATCTAAGAAGTCTAGGCCATAGCATTGTAAGTACGAAAGAAGATTATTCTTTTGACATTACCAGTCGCATGGATGACACGACATACTACTCTGAAGTAGAGATGAAGAACCAGTGGACAGGTGAGTGGAATACTACATGGGAAGAGATACGAATACCTTACCGTAAGCATAAACTTATTAACAAGTTACATGCTTTGGATACTACGCAGGAAGGCAGAAGGTATTTAGATTTTTATGTTATACGCAGAGATTGTAAAGCAGCTTGGAAAATAGGTAGTGAGTTACTAGAAAACTGTGAAGTTAAAGAAGCTTGGGGTGGCAGGATATTAAAGGGTGAACAGTTCTTTCATGTACCCTATACTAATTCTCACGTAGAACTAGTGGAGCTTTAAATGAAGAAAAATTTAACGAGAGCAGAACGTGGCCTTGGAAAATATGATGCCCCACTGAAGGTTCAATTTCAGCGAGGCTATGAAGATTTTAAACGTGGTCGTGTAGGTAATCCATTCCATAGAGATACCATGCAGCACAGGGAATGGAATAGAGGATTCAATAAAGCATGGGAGGAGAACCTAAAGCGAGTAACTAAGTATGAACAAACTAAAAAAGGAAGTAGATCAATGGCTCAAGGAGAAGTACAACATGTCTGACTTTAATGCATATCAAAGATCAGCAATTAGAACTGCTGTATATCCACCAGAACATAAGATACTTTACCCTGCACTAGGACTAGCAGGAGAAGCAGGTGAGGTAGCTAACAAAGTTAAGAAGGTTATGCGTGATGGCATAGAGAACCAACCAAGTGATTGGAAAGAACAGATAGCTAGTGAGATAGGAGATGTTCTGTGGTACTGCGCTGCACTGGCACAGGATCTAAACATGTCACTAGGTATGATAGCAAGTCTTAACGAAAGGAAACTCAGTAGCAGGTTTGATAGAGGAAAGATAAATGGTAGTGGAGACAATAGGTAGAAACACTTAGGGGGCTTAACGCCCCCTTTTGTTTATTTAATGTAACTTATTTTACCTTCTTTAGCAATTTCAATTAAAAATCTCATAGTTTCTTCATCGCTATATTTAGGTTCTTCTCCAAATGTTTCTATATAGTCTTGTCTTGCACGTTTACGATCTCCTTTAGAAACCCTTCTCCATTCAACTTGTGCCTGTAGTAAGGTATCTACATCTTCTAACGCCTCATCTTTTACTAATGTCTTCATGGCAGATAAATCTGTTTTAAGTCTACCAATTAATTTATCATTGATATAAGAGTCTTCTTTACCTGCTAAATTTTTCTCTTCTGCAGTTTTTTTCTTATACTCTTTTCTTAATTCATCTTCTTCATCCATGTATAGCTCTACTACCATAGGTAGATATTCTCTAAAGACTTCTGTTTCTTTTCTTTTTATAGATGGTATTTCTGATGAACTGCCGATTTTATAATCTAATAAACCCTTACGTGTTAGATACTCTCCCCACTCATCATCTTTATCCTCTAGTCTCATACCAAATAGTAAATTAGCCAAGGTTTCAAATCCTGTTTTTTCTACTGTCTCTTTATACAACATTTGTCTTTTGTCTAACTTAGCTTCTTCTGCAGGTGAAAATATAGTAGTTAACCCACGCTGTCTAGCAGGTCGTATAAAATTATCAAAGAATGTACCCTCTCCTAACATAGGATCAGTAGCTACGTCTTTAGGTTCAGATGTTCTATATCCTAATGCTCTCTGTATTTCAGGAATTTGCCCAGCAGGTATGCCAAAGGTAGCTGCATAGTTTCCTAACATACCACCTAACGTTTTAAATGCTTTTTCTTTTCCGACTAAATCGCTCTCTTGATTTAATAACCCAGTAATACCGTCAATCATAACATTGCCTGTGCCTGTTCTCATGTTAGAACCTAAGAATGTTTCGGCTGCATCTTTAGCTATATTTTCCCAGTCATCTAACGTACCCTTTGCTACACGAGCAAAAAGTTCTCCAATAAAAAGATACTGCCTTAAAGGGAACAAAGGAGTAGTATCCATTTCTTTACCTTTTCCCATATCTAAATCTTTCCAATCAGCAGAGGTAGGTTCGGATGACTCACCTGTTATAATATCATACCCTCGCATTTTCATTGCTGCCATGATAGCTGCAGCTCCAACTAAATTACGTGATATATTCTGTCTGTCTTGGTCAGTCAGTGGGCCTTTAGTTTTTCCTAATACTCTACGCATAACTACATTACCAATGCCTGCTGAACTTTCTGCCATGTACTCCATAGATGAAAACATAAAACGTGGAAATGGTGCTACTGTTGTAAGACCATACTTAGTCATAAAGCTTGCTGCTTCTCTGAAGGGTGCTGTACTAGGCGGTGCAGCGTAGGTAATTTCCAATGCTCTACGAGTACTCTGTTCAATTAACTGTTCAAATCTAGGTTTACCTTTAGGAACTAGAGTTGTTTTGTTTCCTAGTAATTCTATTATACCACCTTCATCTAAAGTTTTATCTAGGTCAATGCCATACTGTTCTTTAGTTAGTTGCCGTAGTTTACTTAAAAATATAGAACGTCTGGTCATATGGTCTTGCCATCTATTAAAAACATTTAAAGTGTCTACACCTTTTTCTAATATGGGTAGTACTTTACCTGTACCATTTGTTTTTCTTCGTATCTCATTTATGGTGTCAAACATTCCTGTCCACTCGCCCATTAACTCTGGTCGTTTAAGTATATAATCTACTACATCTCTAGTCTCTTTACCCTTAAACATATATTCAACATGTTTAAAACTATCTGTCCAAGTATTTCTACCGCCAAAGGGTATAGCAGTTTTTACTGCTTCTCCAATGTTTCCTCCTGCACCTGCACGAAGTACACTTTCCATAACATTAACAAGTCCTTCAGTAGGAGAACGTATTACAGTTGACATTAAGTTTCTTGATGCCGTTTTAATCATAGAAACCATACCACCACGTCTAACGTTTTCTATTCTTTTCCAAAACCCTGCTATATCAGCTTCTACTTTTGCCTTTGCGTTAGCTCTAACATTCATAGGAGCTGCCTTACGAATCATAGATAGTTTCTGAAGTACTTTACCTGCCTCTGAACCTGAGCCTACAACAGCTAGTGTAAAGTCATCAAAACTTATTCCATAGTCAATTAAAAGATCTGTTATTTCACCATTTTCTCTTAACTCTTTATTGGCAGCGAGTTCATATAAATTATCTATTACTGTTTTTTGATCATCCCATAATTCAGGTTTAGTTTTACGTAAGTCTGCTGCTACAGCGACAATACTATCTAACTTTGCAGGAATTAATAATGGAGAAACTAAATCTTCTGCGTCATCAGTTAGTCCAGTAAAGATTTGAGCTTCACCAAATACCTCGTCTGTTTGCTCTGTAGGAGTTTTAAATATTTTTTTAACATCTCCAGTAAATGTCTCTTCACCTACATACTTTAATGCTCTTTCATATTGCAGACCCATAAGATCTTTAGCGACAGTCAAGCCCTGTTT